TAGGTGGGGCTGCATGATCATAGAACCGAGCCACCGCGTGCGCTCCCACTCCATCCGCTCACGTATCTCTTCGCTCTCTCGGTTCGCGTCTAGTGCTAGGCTGACCTCGCCGAATGTCATTGACCAAAACGCAGAAGGGGACAGGCGCAGTATGCCCATCCCCATCCGTATAATATCCGGCCAGCCTATCGGCTTGTCTGTGCCGTCTATGCTTTTTTTTCGCTGCTATATTCGCCGAGTGCGTCAAAGCATTGGGTGACGTGTTCCAGCGTTATGTAATCTTCGAACGTCATCAAATCCATATCGAAGTCCTGACCTTCAAAGCTGCATCCACATTCAACGCCGACAAAGCAAAGGTACGCGCAGGCGTCTGCGCTTAGCTTCGACGGATCGGATAGGCTGAACACGTTGACTTTTGTTTTACGCTCAAACTTCTTCAGCGCCTTCATGCTGTACCGCACTGGGTACTCCGTGCCGTTTACTTCAATCATTCAGCTGTCTGTGTAATTGCGCCAGTCAATTCGAAAGTAGCTGAATAGGTTGCTGTATCTTCTGTGCCACCTGACTGCTCAAGGCTAGTGATAAAACCATTGGCGCTATAATTGAAATCTTCTCCAACGACTGGAGTAGCTTTCGCAAACTTTAAAGTCAAAGCTGTGCGATTGTCCAAGGCTGTAAACAAGTCAGAAACGTCATCATTCGAAGCGTCGTTGTAATCAATCAAACCGCTCACGCTCATTGATCCTGATTTTACACCGCCGAGCAACTCACGGAATCCCGCGCTGTCCTTTGTGGTGATGTCGATCGTTTCCATGTTTAGAGAAAGCGAGCAATCTGTTGCCGCTGCGATCAGCGTGCCGCCGATATATACACCCAATTCTGTACCGTTAAAAATGGCCATTTTATTCTTCTATTAAATCGTTATTATCTGAGTCCGTTTTTTTCTTTGGGGCGTCGAGGTATCCCTTTGCTTTAAGTTCTGCGGCAAAGTCAGAAGTAACCGACGGCGTTGCGCCTTTCTTCCAGTTCTTACCACGTAGCTTGCACGCCTTTTGAATTGTGACCTTCATGGCTGCAAGTTAATCAATTTCAGGTTGATCAGGAAACCATCCGTTATCATCCATATATTCCTGCGTGCGTATCGTTGTATCGCTCGGCACGATATGCCCAAACGGGAACTTCTTATTGACTTGCACGTAACTGCTGAGGGAATAACGCTCATCATTCGAAAGCTCAGGGAAGCACGCAACGAGGCGTTCGAGCGTTGCCGCTGGGTGTACGTTTATAAGATACTCGGTGTCCACTTGCAAAGCGTTCTGTACTCCGTCAGGGTGTACCACGATACCGAACACGGCAGAATCGACTTCCCACTCTGCTTGTATGAGAACGGGTCGAGAGATGTTGTACAGCTCGCGGGTTATTTGCTTTGCCCGCGCTTCGCTTGTCTGCGTGGGCGTTGGTAGTACGATTATATATCCGTTCATGAGTATATGTTGTAGAACGTGTTCAGGTTTGTTTCAATTCCTGCGCGGTTCGCTGCATTAGACTGCCAAATAACTATCTCTTGGCAATTCATTTGATTTGCGTTTCGTTGGCCTATTGTAATAGAACCGCTACCTGTATAGGCTGAACTTCCAGAAATGTCAGAAACGCTGTCAACGTGCCCAGCAATTGCTCCCGTGACGTAAGAACCCGTAAATAAGTGTTGGCTTGCGTCATTCAATTTGGTGCCATTAAAATCAACCCCACCTACAAATAAATTATAAAGCTGCGAGCCGCTTGACGCCCATATATTAGCCTCAAATGTATTGAAGGAGTCAATTGCAAACATTTGCCTGCGACCAACCCCTTGAGCAACCGCTGCAAAAAATAAAGGTGTAACGTTAACTGTGTCTGTCGTTGCGAAGCCGTCGGTACTGTCAAACTGTAAAGCAGGCTTCCCGTTCTCCGTCACCACGCCCGTACTCCCGTCGTAAATCTTCGGCATATTCGCGGTGTTCGTTTGAACTGCGTCGTTGCTTCCTGTCTGTGAATACCACTTCGATACATAACCCGAATTCGACCCACAGTGGGCAGCCAGTGCAACCGTATTTAACCCACCGAATACATCAAAGCCGATATCCGCGTAGCTGCTCCCGTTGTAAACCTCTACCGCGTCACCTGTGTAAGCCGTGCGAAGTTTACGCAGTGAATACGCGGCTGCGGCTCCCGTGTACGTGTCGAGCAGTGGCGTGTTTTGGGTGAAGTAGTCGGCTATGTTTTCTTCTATGTCGGTGCGGACGCTGGATTTGTCAGACGGAAAAACAACAATTTCTTGAATTGCACCGCCGAAAAATGCTCCACCTACACTTGTAGCACCTAGCAGTTTATAACTTGCTGTTACACTTGTAAGCCCTGATTTAGTGGCAATCTGTGTGCCGTCCACATTTATAAATTGATTTGTTGTTGTTGCGTAAAATGTGGCTAAATGTTGATTGTCTTCCCAAGTGGCTGGAGTTGCAACGCCTAGCCTGTTGCTTCCTCTGTTTCCGTTGTCGTAATAAATAGTTCCTGAATAGTCAGTGAATAAGTCCATAATATTTGAAGCATCTCCGCCTAAAGCACCATTCAAGTTGCTTGTCGAGTCTTGCCGTAAAACCAAACACGCCAACATTGCGCTGTTTGTATTTGCTTGAAAATCCACATTCATAACATCAATGTTACCATCAAAGTCCAACGCCAACCTTCCGCCCTCCTTTACAAGCTGTCCACCCGTGTAAATCGTCGGCTGCTTCGTCGGGTCGCTTTGCGTCGCATCGTTCCCGTTTCCGCTTTGGTCCGTCCACTCGCTTACCGTGCAAGTCGTGCCTGTGCAGAACGTCGTGATAGCCGCCTCGTCGATGTTGCCTGAACCGTCAAAGCCGATTGTTGTGGTCGTGCTATCCGATGCCCTGCGGATCACCATGCAGTCCGTTACATTGCCATTCAATCGACGGGTTGAATACGCCGCCTCTGCTCCGCTGCCATATGTTTCATTAAGCAAGCCCGTGAACGCGGGCGCTGCGGTTACTTCCTCCCATGTTTGCGCTAAGGTAAACGGCGGCACGCCATAGGTTGCGCCATCTTCGAAGCCGTCAAACACGGCAACCGTATCCGCGTAAGCTGTATCGTCCGCAAAGGTGTGAATCAATGTGTAATCGCCTATTACATCGGCGTCACTGATAAAGCCCGTTTTGTGGTAAATCTTCCGCACGATTACTTTGCCCGCTGTTGGTGTATCGGGCGAAGGGTCTATAAAAATTCCGTCGCCCTCTGACTTGACACTATACCCGCGTTCAAAATAAACGCTAGGCATTTGCAAACCCGTTTCAACCTCATCTTCAAAACGGTTCGTATAACTCACCAACGATTTGAATGCGCCCGCTGTGGCGTCGTATATAAGCGCCTGATTTGCTGACGGCGTGCCTACTATTGTAACGTCGCTCAGGTCGTTTAAATCCGTAGGTACGGCGCTTGTATCGGCTTTTGCATTTAACGCCGTTTGTGTTGCCGTGCTTATTGGCTTATCCGCGTCGCTCGTATTGTCTACGTTGCTGAAGTCTGCGCTGTTGGCCTTTGCGCTTAGTGCCGTTTGCGTGGCTGTACTGACTGGTTTGTTTGCGTCGCTCGTATTATCAACGTTCCCTAATCCGATCTCGCTTTTAACGATGCTGTCGTTTGTCCATTCGCTGCCGTCGTACTTTAATAGCTCGCCCGTTTCCGGTCCGCCTTGCCCAAATTGTACGTCTGTCAACTGGCCCAACTCCGTCACGCCGCCCGCGTCGTCTGCCGGTTGCCATTCCTGAACGGATGCATCGTAAGCTAATACCTGCCCGTCGGTTACGCCGGTTACATCCACGTCATACAGATCGCCAATCTTTGCACCCGTTACCGGTGTGCCCTGCGCTATTGTAAAATCATCGCGCTTTATTCGAAAGGTAAAGGTCAGCACTTGAGCAAACCGGCGCGGCGCGTCAATGGTGTCTATGTCTACATCATTGAATTGTACGCTCTCCACGTTCACGCCGTTGTATGTGCCGCTGACACGATCCAATGCACCGCGCACCTTGTCGCCAAGATCAGCAGCCAGCGCGTAGGTATCGGCATAGCAAAGGAATTCAAAGCGTACTTCGTCCAGCTTACTAGGCCCGTCGTGCGTGTCCTCAGGTGCAACGCTCTGCAACTGATAAACGATGAACGGCGTGGCTGTCTCCTGCTCTGCTACCTCTGGAAATATGTTGACGCCAACGATGTCGGTGACGTCTGTGTTTTGCGTCAGTATTACGTACGCGGCTATTCCTGCATTCATTTCTTTTGTGCTTTTGCTTTCGCTGCTTTGCTAATTTGAAACTCGTATTTCTTGCGCATCTTCGTGAGCGCCTCGCCCCGCTTGTTTGCAATCGACCGAGCAAACACGCCTTTATTTCGGTTGTTGCCTTTTACATACTGGTCATCACCTTCGACTATGTTAGCAAACCATGCATCAGCGTCTTTCGGTGCGCGTCTACCTACACGCGGCCCAACCCAAAAAGTACTCTGCTGCTTGTCAATTTGCCAGACCTTAATGGATCGCCTTAGCGTGCCCGGCTTAATATCAAAACCACCTTTGCCACCTCGACGGATCCGGATCGTTTCGCGCGCGTCTACAATGTTGTTCAGCATTTCATCTTTGTAAATCTTGCCGACTGCGCGATGGATTCGCTTCTGCACATTCTGATCAGTGACTTGTTTACGGAGCTGCTCGAATTGTTTCATCAGCGGCTTTATGTCTGCGCCAATTCCTTCAAAGCCAAGCTTACCACCTTTCTGCTCAAGTGATCCCTGTGCCATGTGTTCCTGTTATTTCGCAAAGCAAGATAAGCTGATCATTGCGCCCAACTTCCTCAATGCCTTGAATGGTATACGTGTTGCTGTTGTAGATAACTCGGTCCGCTGGATTGATTGCCCGCGTGTCCGTGCTGCTGCGGATCTTAAACCGTAGCCGCTGCACCGGTATATCCTGATCGCCGGTAAGCTTCTCGGCCATACCTTCGCCGGCCTTCATCAGTTCAGCCCATACGGTTACGAGCGTAGACCATGACGGCACGCGCTCACCGTACGCGTTGGCGCTGGTGGTGTAGCTCTGCACCTCTATTCGTCGGTCGCTTTGTCCTATCCTCATACTGAAGTAATAACGCGGTAAGGATTTAAGATAGCGTACAGGCCGAGCGGTAAGGTGGTGGCAATTGTACCCGCCACAACTGGCTGCCGCTGCTCATACAGGTGCGCCACCATCCAACGTATAGCGGTAATGAATGGCTTTGGTATATCAGCCTCGGCATATCCGACATTCATGTTTACCTGCACCGCGTTAAAAGTGTCGTCATAAAGATCCGGCACGTTGTCAAATGTGATCCGCGCGGCTTTCGTTTTTATATCGGCCCACCACTTAGTTGTCGCTAGCGTCTGCGTGGTGTTGGCTGTGTCAGTGTACTGCACCGAGGTGATGGAGTTGACCGGGCCAATAGGCAGACGGACGTTGTAAAAAAAATCAATGTAGCCCACGGCGGTAACATCACCGAGCCGCGTGTTGCAATAATCCTCAACCCACGCAATTGCTGCATCTCGGTAGGCTTCTATCAGTGTATCCTCGTCGGTGTGATCCACGCGCAAATGCTCTTTAAGCTGTGCCACGGTTATAATGCTGTCGAGGTCGGGCGTTCCTGTTATTTCTACGGTCATCATGTTGCTAAAATACGGACAAAAAAAAGAGGGGCCGAAGCCCCTCCTTTCCAAACAAATAACCCAACCAAATTAAGCATTCAAGTGCTTGGCAATTGACAATGCGCCCGGCTGTCGCAAATCGAAGTCAAAGAATCGATTAACGTGCAATGCAATTTGTGCAGTGCCTGCGTCGCTGTATGGGTCAACAAGCAAATCAATGCCACCGAAGTAAGCCAAGATTCCGCCCTGTTGGAAGTTACCAAAGCAAAGCGCGCCCGCTGCTGCGGTTGAGCCATCCTCCAAAAATCCATTAACAAGATAAGGCGTGGCCACTGCGTTATACATATTGAAGCGGCCATTCTCCCAAAGTGGGTTTACATTAGCAACCTGAGCCAATGCCTTAGAAAGGCCGTAAGCGCCGGGGCTCATAACGTAGGAAGCGCCGGCAAGGTTTGCACCTGCTCCAAGTGCGTCCGTTTCCATGGTGTTTACAATTCCAGCAGTCAAAGCCCCATCTGTTACGCTTGACTGATTTACGGTAGTCGATGCCATGATAGCGGCAAAGGCTGTTGTATCTACGTAAGCGTTCATAGCTGCGGCCAATTCGTTAGCAATCAATGCATCTACTTCTGCACCGCCCTGCAAAACAAGTTGCTTGCTGTACTTGGTATTAGCTGCTACACGCTGTGGAGTCAATGACAATTCATCCATTTCCATGGTAGAAGCTGCATCCGCTGAAACTTCTGTTTCACCTGTTCCGACTGCTTTATTGCTTACGCGTGGAAACTGCAAGTTACCTGTAGCGTTTCGAATTACTGTAGTACCGAGTCCTTCCAATACGGTAGGGGCGCGCAGTGCTTCGATTGCAGCAGGTACAACAGTTGGAACGAATCCCGAACCGTCGCCGCTTCCTGCTTGGAAGTCGTCAGCACCTCCAGCACGCAAAGCGATTGAAGGAATTGCAATTTGTCCAGCCATTTGCAGGCCTTGGCTTCGTGCTTCCTTGCTTGCCTCACTTGCCCACTCTGCTTCCGCACCTTCCAAGTTGCGACCGTTTGCAACGGCAGCGACTGCACGGCTTAGGGAAAAAGAACCATTCACGCGCTCAACTTCGCGCTGCTCGGATGCGCCAGCTGTACCGCTCTGCGCCATTCGTGCAACCATATCCTGCTCACGTGTTTTGTGCTTGATTTTTACATCAAGGTCCTGCATCATGCTGTCAAGCTTGTCGCATCGCTCTTGCTCTGCTTCTGTCATAACGCGGCCCTCTGAGTCCGCCTTTTGGCCAATGGCTACGAATTCTTCGTAGTTCGCATTGCGCTGGCCTTTCAAATCGTTTAAAGTCATCTTTGTAATGTTTTGCGTAAAGTTACGCGGTTCTGTTTTTATCATTTCAGGTTCTGCGCGTTCTTCCGTTTCCGGTTCTGCTGCTACCTGTTCTTCCTTTAATTCCTCCACTTCCTGCGCCGCCGCTGCCATGTTTCGCGCATATACTGAAGCCGTCGGGCTTGCTGGGTATGTTACTGCTGAGGTATCCAATAGCTTGCCCACCTTGGTAATGGTTCGCGTGCTGCGGTCTTCGCTCCATTCGTCTGCCTCGATTGTAAAGGCGAACGAGCTTTGTGATATATCGCCGCGCTTAATCAGCTTGTAAAGGTCGCGCCCGTCCTGCGTGTCAGCAAGTGCCGCGCGATACTTCAAACCTTGTTCGTCAACGCTCAGTTCCAAAGTGCCGTTCGTAGTTCGTGCCAATGGTGCGCCGGTATGGTTTAGCAAAAATCGAACGTCATCCTCCATAACGCCATCGAATGCGCCACGTGCTACGGTTTCTTTGAAATAGCCCAAATCATACTCCACGTTAAAATTGCTGGCATAGCCTTCGACTACCAAAGCATCATCACCAGCGGCGCGCACTTCTGACGTTCGCAGTTCTACGCTGTCGCCGTATTGGCTGCGCAGCTCATCGGTGCGCTTGTCATCTTTATTCTCCATTGTTCTGTGTTTCTGAAACTTTATCCGAGTAAGCGCCTAGCTTATCGAGTGCAATTTGGTTTATTTGCACAACGTGGGTATCGCCTCCCTCCGTTGGGTTCATTGATTCACGGATTCTTACCTCGTTGATACTCAGCACGCCGTTGTTTAGCATCTTGGTGTAGAAATCTGCGCGGCTCTGCATATCGCCACGGTACAAATCGTTGAGGTTGAACTTGCTGTATATCTGTGGGCGTTCGCGTGACTGAATTAGCTTCCTATCAATCTCCTGCTCGATGCGCTTGGCCCAGGGTGCAATGGTGTGCCGTGCAAATTGCAGGTTTTGCTGTTCAACGTTGTTGTAAGTTGTTTGGCTTTCGAGCTGTACCAATGTAGGCGGCACGCTGAAAATGCGGCATATTTCTTCCGCCTGAAATTTACGCGTTTCGATAAATTGCGCTTCGTCGGGGCTAATGCTTATTCGTGAATATTTGAATCCAAACGGCAGCAGTTTCGTGCCTGCTTGTTGTGCGGCCTTGTTCCAACTGCCTTGAATTATATCCATCTGTTCCTTTTTCAAAGGCTGGTCGCTGGATAGTATCCCCGTCATTTGCCCGCCGCTTCCAAAGTATTCCGCGCCAAAGTCCTCGGCTGCTTTGGCTAGTCCTAAATTCTCACGGTGCAAACGGATGGGCGACTTCCTTTGAAGGTTGCAAATCTCTAGCATATTCTCAGCCTGTACGA